TCGAGGAATTTCAGAGAAGGCACCTGGGCCGATCCCTTTTATGAAGGTGGTCGACAGCCAGATGACAGCCTACAAACAAGGCAAGACTCGCAAAGGCTCATACGCCGCATACTTAGATGTGTCTCACCCAGACATTGAAGAATTCATCGGAATTAAACTACCTACAGGTGGAGACGCTAATCGAAAGTGTTTCAACCTATTTAACGCAGTAAACATTACAGACGATTTTATGGAGGCTGTAAAGAATGGATCAGAATGGAATCTCATCGACCCAGATGAAGGACTTGTTAGAGGTACAGTCAAAGCTCGCGAGCTATGGCAACGAATCCTTGAAGCTCGCTTTAGAACTGGATCGCCTTATCTCAACTTCATCGACACTGCCAACAGACACCTTCCAGAGCATCAAAAGCGCCTTGGACTCAGGATTATGGGCAGTAACCTCTGTAACGAAATCCATCTCGCAACTGACGAGTCTCGTACAGCAGTCTGTTGCCTTAGCTCCGTCAACCTCGAAAAGTACCACGAGTGGAAATCCAGTGGAATGGTGTCAGACCTTATCAGACTCCTCGATAACGTCTTGGAAGACTTTATTCGAAGAGCACCAGAAGCACTTGGAAAGGCAGTGTACTCAGCTATGCGAGAACGCTCAATCGGTCTTGGAGCCATGGGTTTCCACGGACTTCTCCAAAGTGAAGGAATAGCATGGGAGTCTTGGCAGGCAGCATCGCTCAACTATCAAGTCTTCAAAGAGATTAAGGAGCAGGCTGTTGAAGCATCTTATCAATTGGCTACGGAAAGAGGCGAAGCTCCCGATATGGAAGGTTCTGGTCTTCGCAACGCTCATCTCCTTGCTATTGCCCCTAACGCTAACAGCTCTATTCTATGCGGGTGCTCTCCTAGCATCGAGCCTCTGAAGGCTAATATCTTTACGCATCGTACTCGTGCAGGGGCTCATGTCGTTAAGAATAAGTTTTTGGAGGTGTTACTCGAAGGTTATGGAAAGAATACTGACAAGGTATGGAAAAGCATCCTTGAGAACGAAGGCTCTGTTCAGCACTTGGAGTTCCTATCCGATGACGAGAGGGATACTTTTAAGACAGCGTTTGAACTTGACCAAACATGGGTCGTGGAACATGCGTGTAAACGCCAAGAGTTCATCTGTCAAGGACAGAGTGTCAACGTCTTCTTCCCTTCGGGTACGGATAAAGCTATTGTCAATCAGGTACATCTCAAGGCATGGAAGGAAGGGCTTAAAGGACTATACTATCTCCGGACGACTGCGGGTGTTACAGCAGAGAAGGTTGGCACTAAGGTAGATCGTAATGCTCTGAAGGACTTTGAAGATGATGAAGGCTGTGTGAGCTGTCAGGGATAGCTATTATCCGCATAAAAGTGGGAGTACATTACATAAAATGTAATTATCTATGCATAGTAATACTATGCAAAGGAGATAACATGCAAACCAGAGCAGGGACAATTGACGTTAAAGACTACGTTGAACATGAAGATGGTAGTGCAACACTGGTTGTCGATACAGACCCAGATGCTACAAGACTGTTAGTTGAGATTGGACTCAGGCGATTGCTTGAGATGGCTGTAGATAAAGAGAATGACGAGTATCAATTGGAGAATCTAGATGACGGAAACTGCACAGAACTTATTGAAGAGACTGGATCTGATAAAGGACAGCGACCCGTTTAACAAGCGGATACTGAATGACTGCTTTACAGAGATCCAAGTCTTACGCACAGAAATAGACAGACTAAAACAACTAAACACACAACTAAACATAATGGTTACACAACTGGAGAGTGGAGAATATGAGCGTTCTTGAACAGAATACAACTTACAAGCCTTTTAAGTACCCTTGGGCTGTGGACTATGCAGTCTCTCACGAGAAGCTACACTGGGGTGAGTGGGAAGCGAAGCTACAGGATGACGTAGCTCAGTGGAAGTCTGACAAGCTGTCAGAGGCTGAGAAGAATCACATCACTCAGATACTACGTCTGTTCACACAGAGCGACGTAGCTGTAGGGACAAACTACTTAGAGCATTACATCCCGAAGTTTAAGAACAACGAGGTTCGTGCGATGCTTACTTCGTTCGCCAACCGTGAGTTCGTACACCAACGCAGCTATGCGTTACTGAATGACACGCTTGGATTGCCTGAAGAAGAGTTCAAGGCTTTCTTAGAATACAATCAGATGGCTGCAAAACTGGAGTTCATGGCCGATATTGACACGCATAGCTTAGCAGGGACTGCATTGGCTATCGCACGTTCTGCCATCAATGAAGGCATGAGCCTCTTCTCAGCCTTCGTAATGCTCATCAACTACTCTCGCTACGGTAAGATGCGAGGCATGTCAGAGATTGTTCAGTGGTCTATTCGTGACGAGTCGATGCACTGCGAAGGCATGACAAAACTGTTTAGGACTTTCTGTGAAGAACACCCACGCATCGTCAATGACGACTTCAAAGCTGAAATCTATAAGATGGTACGCAGGGCTGTTAAGTTGGAAGACAAGGTTATTGATCTGGCGTATGAGATGGGGGCTGTGGAGGGTCTTGAATCGTCCGAAGTTAAGCAGTATATCCGATACATTGCTGACCGACGACTTACGCAACTTGGCCTTAAACCGAACTATAAGGTTGAAGAGAACCCTTTACCGTGGCTTGAGCCTCTTACTGCTAGTAGTAGCTTTGATAACTTCTTCGAAACTGTTGTGACTGAGTATAATGCGTCAGGATTAGACGGGGAGGATTGGGGATGGTAAGTATGCGATTCCATCATGTGTTTGGCTTATCAGCCGAAACAGTCGAAGGACAGCCTGTACTAGGATTCAGGGAAGACATTGATGAAGCAGATGTGTATTTCTTCGATGGATACGTCATCAATGTCCCTTTCTTTAAGATCATGATCGGAGATGTTTACGGCATCTTCGAAGACTGAATAGCCTCTCCAGTGGCTACGTTGCCCCCGAAAGGGGGCTTTTTTATTACTGAGTAAATTGTAAGCTAGCTGGATCGACGAACAATGGTGCAGCCGATGACATCCCTCCCTGCACATCCCCTTCAGAGGTATCGAATGCCCCAGAACGCATAAGAGGCTCTATGATTCCTTTAAATACAGCCCCACCTGCCATCTTAGTATTAAAGTTCTGTAGCCTTGCCAAGGCATTGGTAGCTTCTTTGTTAGTTAACGCTTTCGCAAGCCCACGAGATCCGATAACTAACCCTCCCGCTGACAAAGCACTTGTCCCTAACGCCTCCATAACAGATTGCTTATCCTCCGCCCCTAATGTCGAAATGACTGCCGGAGCAATAGTTAAAACTTGAATCGCAGTAGATGCGGTCTGTCCGATAACCATCTGTCGAATACCAATCGATGGGTCAGTCTTGTTCTTCCCGTACTTAGCAGTGTTTGCTAATCCCTCTAAAACTTCTAGAGCTTTTGGGTTATCCTTAAACAGCCCATAAGCAACCGCCTTAACTTTAGGATTAGTTTCAAACTGTTTAGCCCATTGAACAATCGCGTCTGGACTGTGAAAGAATTCAGACACATACCCTTGTCGTAAGTCATTCATAATGGATGTCTCACTGATAGCATTAAACTGATCAGGATTAGCTTTAATCTCCTTGACACGCTTAATGTACTTTGAAGTCCCCTTTTCCAACCCTTCAGACAGCGCAATACGACTGGCTGATAACTCTGCAGCAGTCTTTACCGACTGTAGTGTTTCTGCCAGAATCTTCGTATTCGCAGTTCCATACAAAAGCTTTGCTACGCCCTCTGGAGAATAGATTAAAGATTGGGTTAACGTCTCTCCGAAGATGTCTCTCTTAGACTGTTTGTAGAAGGATGTAATCTCTCGATACTCTGACGCTAAGTTCTGATTCCGTGATAACACATGCTGCGCTTGCTCATCAACTAGATCATCAATCTTGTTGAGAACGTCTTTCATTTGGTCTAACCCTGTAGGATCAGCGCCTTTCTGTCCCATTCGAACAGCATTACTTTCAGTCATGATTCGTGAAGCTAAGTCACTTCTTACTTTATGCAATTCAGCAAACGTAACATTATCACCCATTCCTACCAGTCTCTTAAGGTAAGGGCTAGCCTCTAAGACTGGGGTTTCACGCTCCTGAGTAATTGCATCTTCCCCAATCTTTTTGATGCCTTTAAAGTCAATGCGTATACCCGACCCGACTTCGTCGAGTTTAGCGTAAAAGGGAGCAACGGAATCTGATAACGCTTTCTGTGTAGCACTGATTGATTCTCTAAAGGCTGCACTGACCGCATCGGCAGTAATACCGTCCATCATGAACGAGCCTTTTGCTTTATCAGCTCCCTCACGCTCTAGCAAGGTTCCAAATAACTGCCCGCTAATATTCCCTTGATGCTCAACAAAGTTGGGCGTCCCTGGAAGCATTTGTTTAAGATCTGTAACAGCTAAAGCCATACCTACGTCCAGACCTTCTTGTTGCCTCTTAAAGTATGAGCGCGTCCAAGGAGCGTCTACAAAGCCTTCTAATACTTCTCGAATCCCACCGGCAAACTGACCGCCTGTAAGAGTTCCCCCGTACTTAGAAATAAAAGCTTGAGCAGCTAATCTAGGATTCGTATCAAGTGCAAGGCCACCTGCTGCTTTACTTAGAGCATCTCGCCCAACCCTAAATGTCTTACCTGCTAATGAAAAGACTAAGTTTCCGCCAGCATCCCATGCAACTTCTGTTGCTGAGTTTTTAGCAATTTCTGTCAAGCCTTCATAGGATACGGTATCACGCCCTTCGAGCTGTTGCTCCGCAATAGTCCCAACCGTTGTTCCACCGGCGGTGCCTAGCATAGAGGGTAACAGTGTTGTTGCCCCTTGAACTAACTTACCAGGAACCCCGGGGATAGCTTGAGAAGCTCTTTGTAAAACTTGTGGTACACCCTTACTAGCCGTATACATACCACCGGCTACAGCTCCTACCGTCGGTAAAAAGGATGTATCGGAATCTAAAGCAGTGTCCGAAGGTTGTATCCAAGCATCTTCTACTTGCGCTTGAGCAGATTGTGTCGGTAATACAGGCGGTGCAGTCTGTGCAGTTTGTGTAGCTGTTTGTTGCTCATCTTTTATAAACTCTGCAACTGGGTCTACAAATTTATCGGACATCTTAACCTCCTCGCCTTACTAATAACTCTTGACGGAGTTCATTTAATCTTTCACTTTCCGCTTGATTGATATTACTAGCAACTTTCTTTCGCGTTAACGCAGTCATCTCATCCCATTTGACGTTAAAGTCAACAGCAGCACCGACTGCATCAAACCCTACTGTAGACTTGGTCGCAGAACTGTCTCTGTATTTTCTAGCTTGATTGTACAGATATTGATCTGCATAACTTTCTGTTCGCATAATTGCGACAATACGTCTAATATTCTCAGGTTCTCTACGGATTGTGGGTGTCATGTCTTGAATAGCACGAAGTTCTTTCTCAGACTGTGATCCTTTAAATGTTCCTGCTAATTGTGCAAGTCCTTTATTAGCAAGCCAATCAATAAACTCACCTTGTTCCATTAATTGCTGAACATCTTTCGGATACTCCATCCCAAACCCAGCACCAATTTTAAGTAAGGAGGTCTGGACTCCTGCGAAGGCTCCAGCGTCGCCCCCAGCAGCCTCATAGTCATTTAAGGCAGCCTCAGTAGTGTTCATAGTGCGTAGTGTTGTTACACCTGTTAACGCTTTTTCCGATAAAGCTTGGTAAGCTTCTGCAGCCTGCTCAGCTTGCTTGCGTCCACCACGCTCAGTAACTTCCGCATTAAATAAGTCAGCTAAACCGTCAAGAGAAGTCGTTACCGTAGTACTTCCAGAGGGCTTTGGAGTAATGTTCTTACGAATTGCAGCCTTGCGTTTATCAAACTCTGCTGGGTCTAAAACAGTTTGTAACGGTAACAGAGCTTCTAGTTCGTTAGCTGCTGTAGCAACTGAGTCTGGAGTAGCATTACCAAGAACATTGCTTGGTAGTTCTAAATTTTTTCCTACAAAGTTCTGAGCTTCACTTAATTCATTTGCAGCTTCGTCTAATGTTAAACGACGGTTGTCAACTGATTGAGTCCACTTAAACTCAGTCTTTGCTTGAGCAAACTGATCCTTGTCTAACTTGAACTTATCCTCTGCTAACTTTTCAGCTTTTTGACTTGAGGCTAACTCTCTTCCTTGTTCCATCATTGCAAAAGCAGCTTTTGTCAGACCTGCTGACTTTAACGCTTCCGCTGCTTTAAAGTATGTAGTCGGTTGATTAGGATCAACACTCTGCATAATTGTACTAGCCTGCTCAGCTTGCTTTTCTTCAGTAGTTTTAAGACCGGCAGTTTGTGCAATACCTTCAGCCATCAGCTGTCCAAACAAAGATCCCCCTGAAGCGACTTGGCCTAAAAGCCCCGCCATTGAGCCACCTTGCCCTGCGAGATTCTGTTGTTGTTTAATTAATTCGTCGATGCGTGCTGATCTGATTGTCGCAGGATTTTGGAACAAACCTTTCATGTCTGTAAGAGCCATGTTACTTCCTTATGCGTTGTATTTCAGGAGACCTAAGCCTAATCCTGAAAGTGTGTTCGAAGTATTCAGTCCTGCGGCTAGGTTAGCCTGTGCAGCCCCTAAACCGCCCTGCATCAATGTAGCACCGGCTTGAGCACCGGCTTGTGAAGCACGGCCACCAAACTCTGCACCCATAGTCAATGGAGACATACCAAGCTGTTCAACACCAAAGCCTTGTTGGAATAGCCCTGTACCACGAGCAATCGAAGCATCAAGTTCATTCTGTGCTTGCTGTCTAGCCTGCATAGCCAGTGCTTGATCTGCCATTGCACGAGAGCGATTTATGCCAAGTACATCTGGCTGATACATACCTGATCCTGCACCTGCACCGGCTGCTTCGCCTGCTAAACGCATACCAAGTCGTCCAGTACCAAACAAACGGTTACGCATTGCGATGTCTTCAGCGGCCTGTGTAGGCGCTTGCATAGCTCGCATCTCATCGTAGTACTGTTGTGATGCTTGACCAACGTCTACGCCTTCTGGGAGTGCTTGAGCACCTAAGCCCATCAACGCATCTCTATAGGCTTGTAAGCCAGGGTCAAGAACGTAGCCTGCTTGCTGTGCATCTTCGTCGAAGAATCCAGTACCAAACCCAGTTGTAACTGTGTAGGGTTTAAACTCTGACATAGCTGCGGCTGTTTCGGCTGTACGCTGTTGAGCCGCCGCTGCATCTTGAGCTGCTGAACGGGCTTGGTAGTTACCAAGTAGTCCCAGACCAAGCGAGACGGTTGTAGGGTTTAACCAACTAGCCATTATGCTGTCCTCTTCCACATATATACTGTTATGAATGGCATTAAGTTTGTAGCTCCTGCTTCTGCAAGTGATGCGACACCTTTCTCACCACCTGTCTCTAACACGGTGTCAAACTCAGTGTCTGTACTATCTAGCCCAACAAGAACCTGTCCAGCAGCAAAGGCTTCCCAAGTTCCAAAGCCTAAGAGCGATGACGGGTTAGTTGCAACACTAGCGTTGATGTACACAGAGCCTACAGGATAGCTTTGACGTAATGCAGTCTGTACAAACGCTGTGGTAGCAATTTGAGTTGTTGTAGTACCTGCCCCTGCTGTAGGCGCTAAAGGCGTACCTGTGAGCGTAGGAGAGTTCGAATCAGCCTTCGTAGCAACTGCTTGCTCAATGGCCTCAAACTCATCATCAATCTCAGTACCTTTGACAATCTTAGACGCATTGCCGGAAGGCAGAGCATCTTTAGATGCGAAGTCCGTAAGTTTAGTATAGTTAGACATTAGTAAATCCTGCCTTGTTTTACAAAGATATCCATTTTCTGAATAGAAAGTTCTGCACCATCTACTGTGGCTTCAAAGCCTACTTGTAAGACTTCGCCAGATCCTCCAATTGATGCACGTTGTGTTTCTGCTAGTGTCCCTGATTCAAACTCAGCAATGTTGTACTCACCTTCGCCATACTCAGAGATTGCCTTAGCAGACAACTGAGCTGCAAAGGACTGGTACGCATCTGTGTAATCAAAGCCTGCCTTGAGTACAAAGTCTTGACTAGACCCTCCAATGACTGTCACAGCAAGACGTTTTAATATTTTAAACTGTGTAGCGTTACCAAAGTCAAAGTAGTTGGTGTAGTACTTGAGGCGATACGCATCACCGTTATCTGTGTAGCCTGTGTACTGAGCTAAGCCATCTGTATTAGTAAAGTACAGCTCACCGTTAGCAATCATGTTTGTATGGGTCTGGTTATCCCACACCGTGACACGGGCTGAACCGTCCTGTAAAGGCTGTCGCATGTCGAAACAGTAGATGCTTCGAATAGCAGGAAAGTACAACAGATAGAATGCGTCTTCTGCGTGATATACTGCACGAATCTGTGAGTTAGTAGACGCAGATATAGCACCTACAATGTCGTCTCGTACATTCTTTGAGATGTCGCGCATAGGCTGTGACTTCTCTTGAATGACTCGTCCTAGTGACTGTAAACCTGTTGAGGACAAGAATAAGATATCTTGACCCGTGTTCTGAACACTGTCACGGGCTATACAGCCTACGCCTTTAATTACTTCGACCATCTGCATGTTAGATGGATCAAACGATGTAGAGCTAGACGGGTCATCAAAGATGATGATGTTGTCTGAACAGAAGATAATTAACCGTCCGTTCTGCGCACCGATAGCTGTAATCTCATCATTACCGGCTACCAAGATACTAGAGATGTCTAGTGAGCCTGAGTCACCACTATTCCACGATGCACCATCTAATAGGTTAGACCAGTACAGCGTAGTCTTGTTAGTGGCTGTATTGGCTGCCCAGACTCTACCGTACGCGCTAGATGCAACATTAGCCTGTGGAGGCACACCAGACGCACTAGGAGAGTCTGTCATGTCCTGAATAGCATTATCAGACGGTTTAAAGTAAATAGGCTCGTAACCGGCTTGAAAGCCGTAAGCATGATCGTTAAGTGTAACGAACTGCCAGTTACCGTCAGCAATCGTCTGTGAGCCAGAATATGTAATAGGAGTGAGCGACGAGCCAGAAAAGATATAGAAGGTCGTGTCTGACCAACAGCCAAAGTACTCAACACCGTCAATGTCTACAAAGCGGTAGGCGCCTTGGAGGTCTACGCCTGTAGACTGTGCGACGTATGTCCAGCCTTTGCGAGCCCCTAATCGACCGTACTTGTCAATAACGCAATTGTCAGCCTGTAGAGCGTACCCAGCCGCTAGAGTAATCGAAGACTCCTGCGTGTTGAGTCCAAAGAACCCAGGTGCAGCAATCGATGCGCTTGATAGTTGCTTTGTCATACTACTGCAAAGTCCAGTTCATCAGGATGCTTAGATTGATCTAAAGCAACAGCATCGTTCCAGTTGCGTGTAGCAGTCGCTAAAGCCGATGCAGCTGAAGCTCCATTGTCTTCTCCACGCTCTTCAATGGCTTTAGCGTAGGCTAAGAGCACAACCGGTAAGGAGGGTACATAGATAGTATCGGTGTCTGACGCCATGTCTGCTGTTCGAAGAATGCAGTTGAAGCGTATCGTGTACTCTTTGTCTGGAATAGGATAGATATCAATCTGTGAATCATCGTCAAGCGACAACCCGTTAAACGTGTAGTACATCGGTGATCCGGTGTCTGGAGTATTCAAAGTATACTTCTCATCGAACCAAGACGAAGGACGATAACTCATGAACTGATTACTGGTATCGTTAATGACGTTAAGAATCGTCGCACGATTACCCGCACCATTTAACTCATAGTTGAAGACATCAGCAGTGGTAGTAGCCGAAAGGGTTACACGAAGACCTGACCAGTTCCAAGAGTTTTCAATCTCAGTCTTAGCTTCGTTGACTAGTTCACCAATGAGTTTAGAGTAGGTGGATTCTGACACCGAAGAGACTTCACGCTCTCGTAAGCGTCGTAGGACTTTGTTAACTGCTTCTAAGTATGTCATTTGATCTCTCTATACAGAATATATTAGCACATTTTATGCCAAATGTCAAGCGTTACCACTTGACTTTATCAGCCCAATATGCAGCTGATAGTTTACCTTTGCTGATATTCTTAGCGTGACGGGCTTTAAAGCTTCTCTTACGAGCCTTCTCAGCCTTTGTGCGAGGGCTCTTCCCTGCACCTGATACGCCTTGCTGTCCGAAGCGGATTAGTTTGATTGTGTCGCCCTCTTTAGCCAACACAGCGTGTGACTTTGTAGGGTGACTAGGCGTACGCTTAGGTTTGTTGTAACCGCTAAAGGTTTCACCACGATATGTAATAGCCATTATGTCCACCCCGCATCATACGAACCTGACCACCCGCCAGAGCTAGATGTTGAACTAGATGGTGAGCTACTTGGAGAGTCGTTACCACCACCATCGCTAATGTTAAAGTTATAAGTATTGACTTGTCCTGTGTTAGGGCTTACACCAGTTCTCACATCGGCAACCCCGTTACCAGTACGATCAATATTTAAGTTACCATATTGATCTTGACCTACTACAGTTCCTCCAAAGGCTTGTTGCCCTACTGGAGATGTAGGCGCGGTGTTAGTTGTGTTACTTGTAGTAGCTACAGTCGGCTGAGTCATCATACCAAACCCATAAGGCGAGGTAGCTCTAAAGCCTGTAGCTGCTGTTGCAGGAGTATATCCTGGGGCTAATACAGTTCCGTAGCCTGGAGTGACATTAAAGGGCTGTTGACCTGTCATTAAGCCGTACGTTCGCGAAGGGCGACTAAAGTCTACAGCGCCTGGATAGGTTTGCGTTCTAGCTGCTACATTTCCTAAGCCGGTAATGCCGGGTACGTTAGCTCCTTCGTATGCTGGTTTGTCCTCACCAAAGATATCGCTAAACAGTCCTGTAATACTATACTTATCTACTATCGTAGGTTTGTAACCTTCAGAGACTACGCCAAACTGTCCACTTGTAAGCCCTTGTTGAAGCATACTTGGGTTTTCTTTGATCGCTTCAATCTGTTCTGGTGTGTATCCTTTTGACTCTAACTCATTCTCAAACTGACTAATGGTATCGTAGTCTGCAAACCCACCAAGTAACATTCCAGGGATGCCAGCTATAGAGCCTAAACCAACTGCTGAAGCAGCTTCACCGCTTAACAAGCCTACAGCGCGCTCCATCATGTCTGTCTTGCGCTGTTCAGGCGTTCTAGTGTCACGATTGTTGTCGTCGCCACCGTCACCTGTCTCCTGCTTAATAAGAACACCTAAAGGCTGTGTCGTGATCTCTTCAGCTACAACGTCATCGACTGTCGGGCTATTCGTACCCAACATCATACCACCACGGGCGTCTGCCAGTCGTAGCATATACTGATACAGGCTTTCACCTTCTACACGAGTAGGAAGATCCTTGTACGGATTGTTTGCATCCATAAACTCTGATTGACTAGCCATTACGCACCTTTGCTTTCTTGGTGTTCGACACAACCTTCTTAGTAGACTGCTTCTTCTTACGAGCTGTTGCAGCTCTCTGAGCCCTTGTCAGGCTCTCAGCTTTCTTACGAGGTAAACAGCGATCTGGATCAGATGTATCTGGCGATGTACCACATGCACCTACGATGTCGCCATCGGTGTTAATACGAACCCATTCTTGGTCTACCCACTTCTTTAGATCACCCACGGGACTTCTTAGCCTTCTTAGCGTAGTTAGGGTCTTTGCAATACTTAGATGCCGCCATGTTTGCATACGCAGACGGATAAGTATCGAAGGTCTTCTGCGCCCAGGCTTTACCCTCTGCACAGATCTGGTTAGGCTTCTTAGACTTAGCCACTGTAAGTAGAGCCCGTCAGAGACTTTTGTCCACAGGCAGAGCACTGCTTCTTAGTTTTCTTCTTAGGCGCTTTAGGCTTGTCAGCCTTTGGAAGATCTTTGTCGCCTTCTAAGAAACGTCCTTCGTCGAATGCTTCTGCTGGATCACGATACTTGCTCATCTTAATAGCCCTTCTTACCTAAGCACTTACCTGCGGCTTTACACTTAGCCTTGCTTTTACAGCCTGCACAGGTCTTAAACTGCTTAGGTGCTGTTTTCTTCTTCGTAGCTGCCATTATTTCTTTCCTATCATTTCCATAAGACCTTTACCGGCTTTGACACCGAACGAGGCCAGTACAATTACCATGAGGATCTCATGATACCAAGTCGGCAAAGTTGCCAATGCTGTGAACCCTGATTGGATATGCTCTACCATGCTTGGTATAAAGACAAGTATCAGAGGTATTGAGAACACTATCGTAAGCCACTCGTCTTTCCACGAGTTCTTTGATGCTTCTGCCATGATGCGTTCCCAATCCGCTGTGGACTGTGCCGCTGTTTTCAGTGCGGTGGCTTTGGCCTCTGCGGTGGCCTTGGTTGATTCCGCCTTGGCACTGACCCATGTACCTGCCAAGTT